AAGATCGTGGCTACTGCTACTATTTTAAACATTTCTTTAATTTAACATGTGATTATGCCGCCTCGCAATAGCGCTCGAAAAGTCATTGCAAGGACTGCATTTAAAGAATACTAATTCTTTAGTCTTTTGATCCGGGGATTGATATTTCACAAATTTCACGAAAAATATACATATTTCACAAAAAATATACATATTTCACAAAAAATGAATATTATATCTTTACATAGTAAAAGTATTATGTTAGAATTTTATGCATAATTTTTTAGGAGGTTTTAAAATGCAGATAAAGCGAACAAAGGATATTTCGTCAAAATTTGTAAAGATACTTGTTTACGGGGCCGCTGGTTCTGGAAAGACAAGATTGTCCCAAACTTTAAGTAATGCACTTATCATAAGTGCTGAGGGCGGGCTTTTGAGTTTGGACGCCGATATGGCTTATGTCGATGTGGCTAGTATGTCTGATCTTTGGAGTGCTTATGAGATGGCTTCGCGTGGTGGGTATGACTCAGTTGTGCTAGACAGTCTATCTGAGATTGCCGAAATTGTTTTATCGCACGAGAAAAAAACAACAAAAGATGGGCGCGCAGCTTATGGGAATCTGAACGAAAAATTCATCGAGATTTGCAGGGGGTTTAGATCGTTGCCGATGGATGTTTACATGACTGCCAAGATGGATCGCGAACAAGATGAAAGCGGGAAAATGCTTTACTCACCATCTATGCCTGGAAAAACGCTATCTCGCGAGATAATGTATCAATTTGACGAGGTATTTTGCTTGCGCAAAGAAATTGATTCAGAGACCGGTGAGTCAATGTCTGCGCTTATGTGTGTAACTGATGGTGTGTATCAAGCAAAAGACAGGTCTGGGGCATGTGAGTTATGGGAAGCCCCAGACCTTGGCGCAATAATCGAAAAAATCAAACAAAAAAAGGCGAAAAATAATGAATGAAAAAGACTTGGAGACGCTAGCAAGGCGTTGGCGGCGGGCCAAAAGCATTGAGAAAAAAATGATCGATTTACGCCGGACTATAGAAGACACCATTTCCGCAAATGCCGAATTTGGTACTCGGTCAGAATTTAATGCCGGCAGGTATGAAGTGAAAGTTTCTGTTTCTGAGACTGTTAAGATTGACGCAGAAATACTACAGGACGTCGCCGCAGATGCCGGAATGGATAGCGAGCTTTCCCGTTTATTCCGCTGGAAACCAGAGTTGGAAAAAGCGGTGTGGAAAAAATCACCTCAAGAAGTCAAAGACGCATTTTCTAAGGCGGTGAAATTTCAGAAGCAAAGGCCAGTCTTTAAGGTTGATTGTCGGTTGGATTGAGAAGGAAAGGGTTTAGATATGAACACACAAACAATAAGAGTTTTAGAAGAGGTTTTGGAATACTCAAAAAAAAATCCTGGAATAGAGATAAAGTTTAAGTGTCAGGATAGCGATTCTAGGGACAGCTTTAGTCTTCAATCACCAATTGACTGGGAAATTGTTAATTATTATTTCACGCACGAAACGGCATACAAAGACGAGGACTCAATAATTAATGAAATAAATAATTCTAGGTTCGGTGAGACTGACGATATCGAATCTTTAGACGAGGCACGTGCAGACGGGTATAAGATAGATACTGTCTTGATTGTTAGGATGGGGTTTTAACATAGTTTTGGGAAGTTTTAAATATGAAAAATCCAATCTCATAAATGACTTTACATAGTAAAAGTATTATGTTAGAATTTTGTATATAAAAGATAAAGAAAGAGAGAAAAAAAAATGAAACTAGATAAAGCTATATTTTTGTCCCAGATGCCAGAGCCAAAGCCGGTCGGTCCTATCCCGGATGGGGATTATCAAGCATGTATAGATGCAGCAGAGATCAGAAGCACAAGGGATGGGGCAGGTAAAATACTTTCTGTTACTTTCTCAATAATCGGCCCAAATTATGCTGGCAGGAAAGTTTGGGTGAATCTCAATATTGAAAATAAGAACCCAGTTGCCGAACAAATCGCGCATGAGGAACTGGGGAGAATAATGAGAGCATGCGGTTTAGAGTCTATAACAGACACCGACCAACTTATTGGGGCGCCCATGGAAATAAAGACAAAGACAAAAAACGATGCTGTTTATGGTGACAAAACTGTTATTACAGAATACAGCGCAATCACCTCAGGGGCGCCCGTCGAACTACCAAAACAAGCAAGCTCAAACCCTTACGCGGGGCAGTATCAGGCCCCGGTAGTAGAAAAGAAAGCCCCATGGGCGAAGCGTTAGATTTAGGGTTTAGGATATAAAATGTTACGCGATTACCAACGCCGGTCAATAGATCAACTATACAGCTGGATGGAATCAAATGAGGGTAACCCTTGTTTGGTTCTACCAACCGGCGCGGGTAAAAGCCATATTGTGGCCGCTATGTGCAAGGAGATCTTGCAGGAATGGACAGAAACTCGCCTTTTAATGTTGACGCACGTCAAGGAGTTGATCGAGCAAAACGCGGAAAAAATGCGGGAACACTGGCCAGGGGCTCCCATGGGCATTTTTTCGTCTAGTTTGGGGAAAAAAGAACTTGGCGAGCCAATAACGTTCGCCGGGATTCAGTCTATAGCGAAACGCGCAAATGATGTTGGTTATATCGATATCGTAATAATCGATGAATGCCATTTGGTCGGACATAGAGATGAGGGCGGCTACCGTAAGTTTTTAAATGCTTTAAAAATAATTAACCCTCATATCAGGGTTGTCGGATTGACGGCAACACCCTACAGGCTTGGGCACGGGTACATAACCGACAAGCCGGCGATTTTTGATGACCTAATTGAACCGGTTGGCATTGAAGAGTTGGTGTACAAGGGGTTTTTATCTACGTTAAGAAGTAAGGTCACTGTAGAAAAGCTTAGTGTTGAGGGTGTCCATAAAAGGGGCGGTGAGTACATCGAAAAAGAGTTGCAGGCCGCCGTGAATGTGGATAAGAAAAATAACGCGGTCATTGACGAGGTTTTAAGTGTCGCCGGCGATAGGAAAGCATGGTTGTTTTTCTGCGCTGGCGTTTCTCACGCTCAAAACATAGCCGATATACTAAATGAAAGAGGGATAACGGCTAAGTGCATAACTGGCAGTATGTCTAAAAATGAACGTAAGGAAGCGATTGCAGATTTTAAAAGTGGACGTATCCGCGCCGTTACAAATGCCAACGTTTTGACGACCGGTTTTGATTACCCCGATATTGATTTGATTGTTATGTTGCGGCCCACTATGTCGCCAGCATTGTATGTCCAGATGGCAGGCCGTGGGCTGCGTGTTAAATCACATACGGATCATTGTTTAGTGCTAGATTTTGCCGGCGTCGTTTCGATGCACGGCCCTATAACGGCGGTGGCCCCGCCGGACAAGAAAGGGGGTAAAGGCGGAGACGCCCCGGTTAAAGTGTGCGACGAATGCGGTGAGATCGTGGCGATATCTGCAAGGGATTGCACAAACTGTGGGGCCGAATTCCCGCCACCAGAAGAAAAAAAGCTAACGCTAAGATCAGACGATATCATGGGGATAGAATTATCCGAGATGCCTGTCACAGCGTGGCGGTGGATGCCACATAAGAGCCGCGCAAGCGGTAAAGAATTGATCATGATAAGATATAAAGGGATCGGTCTGATTGATTACGTTACAGAGCCGCTTGCTATCAATCATGACGGGATAGCCGGCCAGTTGGCTATGAGGATGCTCGGAAAGCTAGCCCGCGAATCTGGGGCTGATACTGACGCTATGATATCGTCTGACCCGTTCGACACGGCGGCAATATGTGAACACATGAACGCCGCGAAACCGCCGTCCATGATAAAATACAAACGATCTGGAAAATATTTTAACGTTAAAGAAAGGATTTTTTGATTATGAAATTAGTTATTTTGTTTTTTTTAATAACCATAACATTTTCTTCAGTAGTTAATGGTTCGATAAAGAACGATTACGAATTAATTACCATTAAAACTGAACGCATTCCTCTTTCGAGGCTATCTTCGCAAATAATAACAGACAGGCTCAGGGTTAGCGGTGGGTATATTTACAGGAGCTACACAAAGATCATACTGCAGAATACTGGTCGTTTGCATGCAAGCTATTCTACAATACCGATATCGATCGTTTTTGTGCCGGATGTTAGAAAATAATGGAAAAAATAGATATGAAAAAAGATTACGTTAGAGGCGAGATTGTTTTGGTGTCTGTGGATGGTAGATTGATCCCGGCGGAGTACATCCAGAAGCGTGGTGAAAATCATGAAGTTTTGATATCACCAAGACACATAATCCCGAGATCAACAATAGAGGATCCCGAATATGACAACCGTTAAAAAACGCAGCGAACACGTTGAGCAAAGGGAGTTTGTTTCGTGGGTAAGAAAAAATAGCCAACACAAAATCTTTGCAATACCAAACGGCGGGTTCAGAAATATAGCCACAGCGGCCAAATTGAAGGCAGAAGGCGTTTCTTCGGGTGTCCCGGACCTATTCGTGCCTGCGCTCAAGCTATTCGTCGAAATGAAAAAAAAGAATGGCGTTGAGTCGAAAAAACAATCTGAATGGAAAGATTACCTTGTGGGGTTGGGCTATATATGCGCAGTATGCTACAGCACAGAAGATTCAAAGAAAGTATTTATTGACGTTTCCAATTTTAGAGACTCCCAGGTTTAAGCCTGGGAGTTTTTCTTTATTGAAAAGTTTAAGCTTGTTTCTATTGTGATGTTTCTTGATTTTAGAAAAAAAACAAGGTACTGCTTTGTCACACCGAGTCTTCTTGCAAGATCAGATTTGCTTGTCGCAAGCTTTGCGTGTTTTTTCACGTCATCAATTGAAATTATCGTAGACATTTTTACCTCCTATCTTTTTTGATTATTAAATTATACTAAATCTACTTTTTTTTGTAAACAAAAACATTGACAAAATAAAGAAAGAAACGGTATTATTTTTTTGAAATTAGGAGTTTATTATGGATAAGATCAAGCTTAACCCGCCGGATACAATCCCCACAGATGGTCGTGACTTTTTGGTGTTTTATACAAATATAGGTCCATTCCCAGCTTGTATTTCGTGGAATCCCCATAGGGGATATTTTGAGATTACAGCAAAGATCCCTGATGGCCTACACGTTTCGCGTAAGTTCAAGGGTCGTGATGTTCTCGGGTGGATCGAGATAGAAAGGTTTGAGGCATGACGAAAAGAATGGATAAGATCAAGCTAAACCCGCCGGAAACTGCGCCACGTGACCGTAGTGAGTTTATAGCTTTTTATGCCTTTGGGGTAATGAAAGTCTTCTGGTGGGGTTGGGATCAAGTATTTGTCCCAATCTGCCGAGAAATGTGTGAAATGGATTCAACTGGTTGCTGCTCCCCTATCAGAGACAAGATGATTGGTTGGATTGAGAAAGAAAGGTTTGAGATGTGACCACAAAGTTTGAATCCTGCCTGGCGCACCAATCACCGCTCAACCATAGAAATCATCATTGCGCTAGACTCAGTGTCATTAATAACAATCCAGCCATGCTCATGTGTGGTTATGAATTTATTTAATATCAAAAACCCGATCAATTTATTATTGTAAGACGGGTTTAAGTCGTTTTTTACAGTTCGATCCCCGCGTCCATCTTTTTCTAGTTTGTTTTTCAATGCTGACTTTGAAATATATGGTCGGTTATCTCTGACCTCAGCCCCAGCTTCAAACCACGCATTTTTAAACGTTTTCATGTGTTGCTCGGTGTCTTTTTTCTTCGCCTCAGGGGCGTCAGATTGAACTATTACGGCACTCTTTACTTGTTCACCATCTTCATCTACCCACCCAGGGATATCGACGCTCTCAAGCTTGACGTAAACATCTTTTGATTGTTCGGAATCCTTACTTTTATGTTGTGATATCTTCATCGGTCCGCCATTCTCTCCTGGCGTTATCCCTATTTCAATATCTAGCGCACCACGCCATGCAGTTGAGCCCCTAGCTCTATCTGTCCCGCCGGTCCCTGTGTGATGAACTAGAACTACAGAGCACCCAAATTCACGCATAAGTCCAGCGCAAGCATCTATCATCGTTTTTGCGTCCTGTGCGCTGTTTTCGTCGCCGTTTAGAAATCTATGTAGAGTGTCAACTATTATTATTGACGGGTCCGATGGAAGCGTTTTTATGCTCTCTACTACTGTTATGTACCCCTCGGGTGTGTTTAGCTCGCAGCCATCGCTTGATAGCCACATGTTACCAAGAGTGGCCTCATTTTTGTGCTTCCAGGCCGCAACCCTGCCACGAAGACCATGATGCCCTTCGCCTGCGAGGTACACAACGCTTCCTGGCGTAACCTTTTTTCCACACCACTCATTTATGCCGGAGGATATCCGTAGCACCCAGTCTAGGACAACGAACGTTTTTCCACCCCCAGACGGACCATGCACCATCATGAGTGCGTCAGATTGTAGCCACCCACGCACTAGCCACTTAATCGGTGCGGGCTGGGCGCAGAAATCAGAAACAGGAATTAACCAACCGGTATTTCTGGGCGGACACAACAAAGCCAAAACATCACCACCGCAAGCCGCGTAGTCGTTAATATCCCCCTTTTCTGGCGGTAATATAACCCTGCACCCTGTGGCCTCACCTGCTGCTATTGCGTATTCCTGCCCTTTCCCGCTTTCGTCATTGTCCCCCACTATAACAATGTCTCTCGCCGCGCTAAACTTTGCTTTTATATGCTCGGCAACTTCTAGCATGTTGCCGCCAGAAAACGCGACAACACACGCGCTACCGGTAACCTCATGTATCGTCGCCGACGTGGCGAATCCCTCGGCGATGTAGATGCTGCCGCGCTCAGGTTCTCCGATAATGTAGTGACCACACTTCATTTTTCCAGATTTTAAAAAACGTTTCTCACCGTTTTCAGATATAAACTGTAGAGATTGAATCTCGCCAGATTCGCTATAAACAGGAATAACCAACCGACCGTCCTCAGACAATCTTGCCCCGTTCGGGTTTACGTTCTTACGTGCCAAATATGCGTTTGAATCGCATTTTTTAGACTCCTCCCATATCTGAATTGCAGATTGCGCCGCTATTGATTGCAGAGCAAGTTTGGCGTCGTCTCTCATTTTTTTAGATTCGGACATTCGCCGCGCATGTTGCATGCTCTCAAGCATACTTAATGGCCTGTCTATGTGTGCCCGCCATGATTGATCCACACCATCCCGCCAGCACCCAAACCGGCCAGCAGGTACGCCGTCAGGGAATATCACATACCAGCCCGTTTTACCTTTTGATTTATTATCAAAACGGTGTAGATTCCCATCTATTATTATTTGATTTGGGGGCGATATGCCCGCTGCAATCATTGATTCTTGTATTTGTTGTTCCATTTTTTCGCGCTCCCCGGTTATTGGGCTGCTAGTTTACAGGTTTACAATGTAAAGCGCAAGGGATTGGTTTAATCTACAAAATAAAGAAAAGCTCTTTACATAATAAATAAAATATATTATTTTTAATGAAAACTTAGGAGGTTTAAATATGGATAGAGAAGAATTAAAGAAAATATTATTGCTGCACGAAAAATGGCTCAATAATGAAGATGGTGGTGTGTGTGCAGACTTAAGCCATGCAGACTTGAGTAATGCAGACTTGAGAGGGGCAAACTTGAGAGGGGCAAACTTAAGCTATGCTAACTTGAGTGATGCTGACTTGATAGGGGTAACCTTGATCTGGGCAAACTTGAGTGGTACTGACTTAAGAGGGGCTAACTTTAGAGATGCAGAGTTAAGAAATGCAAACTTGAGTAATGCAGACTTGAGAGGGGCAAACTTGATCTGTGCTAACTTGCAATGGGCAGACTTGAGAGGGGCAAGCTTGAGAGGTGTAAAAACGCAATGGGCAAACTTTAGAGGGGCTAACTTGACAGGGGCAAAAATAGATCTTTAATTGGAGAAATAATAGGAGTTTTAAATATGGATAGAGAAGAATTAAAGAAAATCTTATTGCTGCACGAAAAATGGTTCAATAATGAAGAGGGCGGTGTTTGTGCAGACTTAAGCCATGCAGACTTAAGTGATGCTGACTTGAGTGATGCTAACTTGAAAGGGGCAAACTTAAGCTATACAAACTTGAGTGGGGCAGAGTTAAGAAATGCAAACTTTATTGGGGCAAACTTGAGTAATGCAGACTTGAGTGGGGCAAACTTAAGCTATGCTAACTTGAGTGACGCTAACTTGAGAGATGCTGACTTGAGAGGGGCAAACTTGATCTGTGCTAACTTGAAAGGGGCAAACTTAAGCTATGCAAACTTGAGTGGGGCTGACTTGATCTATGCTAACTTGAGTGGGGCAAACTTGAGAGGGGCTGACTTTAGAGGGGCTAACTTGATCTATGCTAACTTGAGTGGGGCAAACTTGAGAGGGGCTGACTTTAGAGGGGCTGACTTGAGTGGGGCAAACTTGCAATGGTCAAACTTGAGTAATGCAGACTTGAGTGGGGCAAACTTAAGCTATGCTAACTTTATTGGGGCAAACTTGATCCGTGCTAACTTGAGAGAGGCAAACTTAAGCTATGCTAACTTGAGTGATGCTAACTTGAGTGATGCTGACTTGAGTGATGCTGACTTAAGCTATGCAAACTCGCAATGGTCAAACTTGAGAGGGGCTAACTTGAGCTATGCTAACTTGAGTGATGCTGACTTAAGCCATGCAGACTTGAGTAATTCAAACTCGCAATGGTCAAACTTGAGAGGGGCTAACTTGAGTGGGGCTTACTTTAGAGGGGCAAAATTGAGTAGGGCTGACTTGATTGGGGCAAAAATAGATCTTTAATTGGAGAAATAATAGGAGTTTTAAATATGGATAGAGAAGAATTAAAGAAAATCTTATTGCTGCACGAAAAATGGTTCAATAATGAAGAGGGCGGTGTTTGTGCAGACTTAAGCCATGCAGACTTAAGTGATGCTGACTTGAGTGATGCTAACTTGAAAGGGGCAAACTTAAGCTATACAAACTTGAGAGGGGCAAACTTGAGCTATGCTAACTTGAGTGATGCTGACTTAAGCCATGCAGACTTGAGTAATTCAAACTCGCAATGGTCAAACTTGAGAGGGGCTAACTTTAGAGATGCAGAGTTAAGAAATGCAAACTTGAGTAATGCAGACTTGAGAGGGGCAAACTTGATCTGTGCTAACTTGCAATGGGCAGACTTGAGAGGGGCTAACTTGAGTGGGGCTTACTTTAGAGGGGCAAAATTGAGTGGGGCTGACTTGATTGGGGCAAAAATAGATCTGTGCTAACTTGCAATGGGCAGACTTGAGAGTGGCAAGCTTGAGAGGTGTAAAAACGCAATGGGCAAACTTTAGAGGGGCTAACTTGATTGGGGCAAAAATAGATCTTTAATTGGAGAAATAATATGGATGTACAAGAATTAATTCATAAAGCAAAGAAAAAATACCACCACATGACATTGAATAACGGCCATGTGCTGGTTCTGACAAGGAAAAAAGGCTCTGTTTGTAAAAGGAACATCATAGACATGATAACGATAAAACCCTACGCAGATATCGCTTTACAGTGCGAAAGGTACTCAGTGGAGACTTTAAAAATCGCAAACGAGAAATTAAGGTCCTGCCTAAATATTCGATAACTCTTTTTTTATGTCCCTGTATGCCGCCTCAATTATACCCCTGAGCGCGGCATCAGAAAGAAAAAAATCGACAACCGGCGGCGTTATAGATTGGAGTGTCTTTATTGCTTTTTGAAGTTTTTCTGAATTGTCAATATCTGGGAAATTCTTAGCCACATACCGTACGGCATAACGTGCCATCTCTTGCAAGTCCTCGTCGTCAACCTTATTAACGTCAGACTTTATCTTTGATATAACATCTTCTTTTAAATTGTCGGAGTGTTTTTTTAATTCTGTCTCGACAAATGAGCGAACAACGCCACCGACTGCCCAACTTGCAATACCCGTCCCAATATTTCCCAAAAATCCAAGTATAAAATTCATCTTATTTTTCCAATCTCTTTTATTATTGTTCCCAAATTCGCTATTGCCCGGTCTATTACGACCGCTTGAGAGTAGTTTGCGGCTCTTATATTTGCAAGCTCACGTTCAACAGTTATTATTCTCTCATTTAAATAAGCGAGCATCTCATGCATAGAATGGAATAGCTCGACCTCTTCACTCGTTATCGCCTCCATTTTTTCCTTTTCCCGTCAAAGATTTTAACGAATCGCTAATGTTTGTCAATTGATCCGTTATTCTAGCAAGCATTAGCTCAAGTGTCTTGTGTGTGACGTAGTCATTTTTCATGTCCTCGACTGTTTTTTCAAGTTTCTCAAATTCCCTTTTTCCAGGAAATAGGCGATAAAGTAACATAATAGCACTAACTCCGCCGGCAAATGCGCTACCGGCAAGGCTTAATATGTCCACTACTTACTAATTTCTAGTCTAAATAACTCAGCATAACCGGCGATATACAACCAGTGATCCTCGAAAAATTGATCCCCTATCCTGGAAATCTTTTGAAATATTACGTTGATAGACAGAAGTGCCGCCGGGCTTAGTCTTTCCGTTGGTATTGCAGAAATTAAAGCGTCAAATTTTTTTGATACCTCCGCAAATTCGCCGTGTGTTTTTCCCCGCTGTTCAAGAATTTGTTCTATCATATACCGTCAACCTTTCTGGTTTGTGCGTTTTTAATAACGAAAAGCAATAATCGTCATCCTCAGTTAT